TCGAATACGGAATGCGCAAGGAAGGCAGGATATGCCGCTGATCTCGCTAACCTTCGCGCCTCAGTGCTATTAAACGGCAGAGACTATCCGCATGTGCTGGAATACATAAAGGAGCTCAGGGAGGAGCGTGAACGGCGCTACGGTGTGACCACCATTGGGCAGCTACAACGTCTCCAACAACTTTCCGAAGGGGCGGAGGACGCGGGCCAGTTTTCAGCGGCTATCAATGCAGAAAAAATCCGCGCAGCATTGGGTGGTTTGACTGTGGATCGACGAGAGAATATCAACCAGATTGATCAGCTATCCCGCGATGAAATTGTGGCACGGCTTTCCGATTTACAAAAAAAATACCCTCAAGCGTTCACAATCGAGGGATCATATGAGGATATAACGGATGAGCAGAGGACCGGAGGCCAACTTTTGGAGCACGATCAGGAGAAATCTGCCTGAGAAATGCTTTGCAACCCGCATAGAAAACAAGCATGGCGGTGGTGTTCCTGACCTTCATGCAATCTGGGATGGTATTGCTTTTTGGGCGGAGCTCAAAACAGTTAAAAACAACAAACCAAAAATATCTCCGCATCAAATCGCGTGGAATATGGCTTATTGGGCTCGCGGCGGCAATAATTTTTACTTGGTAAAGGCCCTCTCTACCAAGAGAATATATTTATTTGGTGGTGATAAGGGGCCCGAGCTCCTTGAAAAGGGGATCGAGGGGGTTGAGGGTCAGAGTTTCGAGGACCTTGCGTCTCTTTTCGCGGCCTTGCGGCTCTGCTGCCGCTGATTTTATGCCTTGCGGCTCGCGCCTGAGCCTTGCGACTCTGGCGCGGCGGGTTCCCGGCCCGGGCTTGCCGGGGATGGGAACTAGGATAGAGAGTCCGAAGGACACAATAACTCGTTTCTTCTTTGTTGCCCCGAGCTTGCGAGGTTAACAGGCAACTCCTTTTAAAACTTTTTGATGAGAAGGATACCCAGCGACGTAGGAGCCGGGTATCCTTCGGTGTTAGTTACCAGTAGTTGCGCGTTGTTCTGGCTTCGGCAATTGCAGGTTCTCTGTTTACGGTGAGGAACGTTTGCAGTTTTTCTTCTGGGATGTCTTTTATAAGATCAAAGATGTCGACTACTTCTCCATCCTTTACATCTTTGGTGATCATTTCCAGAACGTTTTCTAGTAACGTTACTTTTTCTAGGAGTGTCATTAGCAGTCCTCCTGTGGATTGTATGGGGTACAGTACATTCCCATCTCTTCCGCCATGGCCTCTTCTTCCTTATCGACGGCGCTACCGAACTCTAGCTTCCACTCGCCATCCGTGTTCAGGATTTCTTTGAGCTCACCTCCGGTTAGTCCCAACATACCAGCGTATGTCAGGATGGTCAGGTTTGGGTTGCTGTCGTAGTATTCGCGGATCTCGTCGTGTGTCCATTCCCACATTGGTTTAGGCATCTTCCGTTTCCTTCTGTGTGTTGGTGAGTTTAGCCGCTAGGTTCCAAGCCATGGCGGCAGCGGTAACGAGGTGTGCTCGATCCTCTGGGTTGTGCAGGTTGATCCAGTGCATTACTTCATCCCAGTCTTCGGGTGTGCGAAATAGTCCGATCTCAGTTAGCATAGTTTGTATTCCTTCTCGAAAGTTTGCAGGCAGTTGAAGCTGATTACTTCGTTGTCGCCTATTGGTTCCAGATGTTCTACGCCTGACAGGTGGTCGTAGAAGGTGAGGTACTGCTCGTGCTTGCGCTGGGTGACGCCCCATCTGGACTGTCCGAAGACGTTGAGCAGTCCGTTGATACGCTCGCGTGTTGTGACGGTGGGCCACCCTGCTAGGGTGAAGCAAACGTCATGGTCTGTATTGCGCCATGCGATACGGTTGTTGTGCAGCCAGACTGTTTGTCCGTCGGTATGCGTTCGGGCAGCCTTTGCGGGCCGCCCTGTTAGAAACGCATGTGCAATTTTGTACGTTTCTTTTCTCATGTGTGTTCCTCTTCGAATGATTTGATTGCTTCAGGTTTCGTGTATCCGATGTACCGACGGGTCACTAAGTACCCGCCGATGATGTCTGATATCACGATCATTCCGCTGTGCGGTACGATCTCGACTGTCATTTTACTTGGATCTCCCACTCCAGACTTTTGATGCGGTCTGACATGAACTCGTCGTCGATATGACTGTCGATGATGCCAGTGATCTCGGAACTGTAGTTGTCGATGTCGAAGTACTCGAGCGCGACCTCGTTGACTTCATACGAGTTGTTCCGAAGCATGTCGCAGAAGTCGCCATCGTCGAAACTGTTTCCGCTGTGCTCTTTGATGAACTCTTTGAAGCCTTCGTGCTTCTTGAGTCCGTCCACGATTGCGTTGATGAAAGCGTCGATTGGGTTATCCATGAGTTATACCTCTTCGTTTTGGATGGGTGCAAAGTCTAGCGAGAAACTGAAGTTGGGGTTCTCGACCCGTTGGAAGCCACGAATGCGCGACCAGTTACCGTGATCGTGCTCGGTGAAGCGCGGCGTGTGGCCGTGGATTGCCTCGTATGTCCCGATGAACGTTGCTGCGTCGCAATCTTCTTCGAGGTAGAGCATTCCGCCGAGCTTGTAGCTGAACTCTGAGAAGTCCGCTTCGGATAGTCCGATGACGGCTAGGTCGTTGCGTGACACTTCGAGCCAGCCATGTGCTGCATCTGAGATGAATCTGAAGGGTGGTTTGTGTGGCATGTTCGCCTCCTGTGGTTGGTGGGGGCCGCAGCCCCCGGTTGAATTACTTGCGATGAGTGATGGCATTGGTTGCCAACTTTTCCATGATCCCGACCAGCGGGTTGATGAAATCCTCGTCGATCCCGAGCTCTTCGGCTAGGCGACCACCTTGTTCGAAGAGTCGAACCATGTGTGCTTGCTTGAGCGTGTCGCCTGTTGGAAGGTTCTGAATGAAGTCCAAGATAGCTTCGGTGACTTGATGCAGATTGTCTTGCAGGTTGTACTGGCCGTCGAAGTTGAACGTCCATGTTTCTGACTTGCTGTCGCCTGTTGGTAGCCCGCGATAGTAGAGCTTGAACCATACGCGCTGTGCGTCGAACCCTGTCCCGTCACCTTGGATCTGACAGTCGAAGTCTGTCCAGTCGTAGTTGAGGAGGCTCAGAGCCCGGTTGATTTCGCTTACTTCGTCTGACAATCTGAGTACTGTGATATCCATGTTGAGATCTCCTATGTTATGGATAATACAACGCACATGAACTTCGTGCATTGTCCCCGCATCCTGCCGCCTGCCCAATCGCGCCGAGGAACGAGGGAATGGTCAAGGAAGCCGAGCGCCCTCGCTCGGGTAGTCAGCGAAGCGGCGGTTGACGTAAGGTCCTTTGGATTTGACGTTTCGTAAACTTGAGACTGACCTCGCATATTTGCTCACCGGACGAGGACACTACGGCCCGCAAGTCCGCCAGAGCAAAAGAGATCTGTTGGGTCCTCAAGGTTACGTTACGTCCAATACAAATGACCTAACGTCCACCGTGACCTTCCGACCCCATCAAAAAGAATGAGTCCGCAAGGACACAATAAACGTGATGGGGTTGACGACGCATTGGGCAATGGGGCTTCCCGGAGGGACAATGCCCACGGGGGTTCATGTGTGTGTGTAGTATAGTCTACGCGGTGGCGCTCTCAGTCAGGCTGACCAGAGGAAGAGGCTCCGTGCACGACGAGACACTCAAGGCGTGAGAACATCTGAAGGATGTTCCCGGCGCAGGGTGGATCGACGTAGCATGGAGAGGGAACGCAGGCCCTGACTGGGCGCATATCGGTACGGTCAGGCGAGCTCCAAGTGCCTGATCCAACGGGGCTATAGCCGTTGGCCGACTGCGGTTCGGATACCGCACGGGCTGAAGGCCCGTTGTCTTTTCTTCTCGTCGCCCCGAGCTTGCTCGGTTAACAGGCGACTCTACGTTTCTTGCAACGTTGGGGGTTACTTTGGCAAATCTGGGTGCACGGATCGGGGCTCTTGCTACCCCCATCCCCCCGTTTTGGGCGGTGCGGTGTCTCTGGTGTCTGTATAATGTTGGTTTTGTAAATTCATTGCGATATAATTTTATTGGGTTTTTCCCCTATAGGAAATCCCGCCTTTGAGGCCCCTATCGCTTTCAAATTATTTCGGGTATAATTTCATTTGGGTTTTTATGAGAAAGAAGCGATGACCGAGTTCCGACGTAAATTATTGGGTAGTGAGAGCAGCGGTGATTATGGTGTTGTTCAGGGTGATTATTCTGGTGGTTATCAATTTGGTCCTGCTCGTTTTAGTGAGTTTGAGGATTTTTTGGGCCGGGATGTTTCGAGGGATGAATTTTTGCGCAGTCCTGCCTTGCAGGAGCAGGCGATGGATTGGCATGAGCGGGACATATTGGATTATGTTGAGGAGTTTGGATTAGATGACTATGTTGGCAAGACTGTTGGTGGTGTTGAGGTTACGCCTAGTTCGTTGTTGGCTATGGCTCACTTGGGCGGTCGCAAGGGTATGCGGCGGTTTTTGGAGAGTGGTGGTCGGGATAACCCGGAGGATAAGTTTGGCACGAGTATATCTGACTATGGTTCTCGGTTCTCGGGCCTTGAGTATTTACCGTATGGTGATGAGGAGACGGTAGATTTGGTTGATGCGGGGATTATGGCTAGTTTGGATCGTGGTAAGCGGGGTGTGATGTCACAGGCTATGGGTTTGATGGCACCTTCTCGTGAGGCCCCTCCTGAATTATTGGACATTCAGCTTCGCCGTGGTACAAGTGTGGATCCGTTGCGTAATTTTCAGGGTGTTGGCAGCTTAGGAGGGGATTTATAATGAGTAGTCCAGCACAGATAGGGCAGATGCCACAGATAGGCCAGATGCAGACGCCTCTTCAACAAGGACAAGATCCAGTAGAGCCGGTTTATAACTACACTTATGGAGAGGCTTCTTCTAAAAACATGACGCAGGTTATGAAGTCTCCTGCCGAACAGGCTGCTATTGATGCAGCATTAGCAAAAGGACCACCTCAAGGTTATTTAGATAACATTGCGTCTGAAGAACTGAGACTATCGTCCTTGTTTGGTTCAGCTAGTGATAAAGGGGCATTAATTGGTTCACGCCCAGAGCCGGTTTATAACTACACCTATGATGATGCAGTTAGCCGTCAAATGCAGCGCGATGTAAAATCACCTGCCGAAGAAGCAGCAATTATGGCGGCTATAAATGCGGGTCCAAGTGCGGAATCTCAATTTGGTCCACAAAGACCGCAGTTGTTGCCTGATTTTCGCGGCTCTTTAATCGACAGTGCAAACTTAAAAGATGCAACGGGCATGCCTGACACTCGCGGCCCGAACGTCCCCGGCAACAGACCGCCTACCTCCGACGGACCTATTGATCCATTTGCTCGCCCTACTCCCGGGATGCTTGGTCCTACAACAGAGGTTAATCCGACTGCTGAACCTCCGACATCGCCACAGCCAGATGTGACGAAGCCTCCTATGCCTACGGGTGGTTTAGCGGGATTGACTCAGTTACCGATGTTTCAAGATTTTGCGACGAAGTTGGAGGCGGAGCATCCGGAGGCGAGTCAGTTATTCAGTCAGATGTTTATGGGGTCTTCTCAGCGCCCTATGCCGTACCAGAATCCGTTTATGGGAATGGGCATGGGTTCGTTTCATCCAATGATGGGCATGGGAATGGGCGGTTTTAATCCTATGATGGGCGGCTACAATCCTATGATGGGCGGCATGGGCATGGGTGGTTACAGTCCGTTTATGGGAATGAATCCTTTTATGGGCGGTGGTTTTAATCCTATGATGGGCATGGGCGGCGGTGGATTAGGTTCCTTTTATCCGCAGCCTTCGACCTATGGTCCGCCGCAATCGATGCCGTCGATGGGTGGTTATCCGACGCCTCCGCAGAGCAGTCCGTTTGGTGGTGCGATGCGCGGTTATTATGCTTAGAGTTGAAGGAGAACTCGAATGAAGAAGTTTCAGGGTGGTGGTGGAGTTCCTCGTCAGACGACGATTGGTGGTCAGCGTCATGATTTGGCGTATATAAATCCGTTTGAGGCGGATTTATTGCGGGCTTATGGTGGGAGTGGTGAGCCGGGTCCGGGCGGGATACCTGCGTATCGTGTTTATGATGGAAGTTACAATCCTAGTACGATTTCTCGGGATCGAACTCAAAGCACTGCTTCTATTTCTCAGCAACAACGTCAAGAAATGGACCGAGAGATTAACCGCCCTGCTTCTTCTTCCCGGTCGTCTTCTTCCCGGTCGTCTTCTGGTCAAGACAACAATCCGAATAGCCCTTCTCCTACGGAGTTGGCTAATCGGGCCTACGCGCAGGCTAATGCGGAACGAGCTCGACAACAGGTTCAAGCGGAGCAGGCTCGAGCGCGGGCGCAACAAGCGGCTCGTGCGGAGCAGGCTCGCATTGCTCAGGCGGAAGCTGCTGCGGAAGCTCGTAGGAAGCAGGCGGAACAAAGTAGGAGAGAGGCTGCTGCGTTGGCGGCTCGAAACGCGGCCCGTGCTGAAGAGGAGCGCAAGGAGGCTGCTCGCATTGCTCGTGTTCAACGTGAGGCTGCGGAGGCGCAACGCGCTCGTGAAGCTGCGGAGGCTGCTCGAAAAGCCAAGATCAAAAACATTGCTTTGTCGGCGGGCGCTGGTCCGGATCCATTTGATCGTCCTGTCCCGCTTGGTGATACGGACAGCGGAGGTGTTACGAGTGTTTATCAGGGTCCTCGGCCCCCGGTCCGTCCGACTGTGGGCGAGGCTGATGCGGAAGGTCCTGCGGAGGCCACTGGTATTTTAAGTGGTTTACCGAACATGTTGGACATGTTGAAGGGCGCTGCGGGCGATGTAACGATGGGTTATTACGCTGGGTTTGGGGATCCTGCTACTCAGCGGGCTAATTTGATTGCTGCGGGTTATTCGGAGGCAGAGGCTCAGGCGTATCTTGATCGGACTGCGGCGACGATAGCTCGTAACGAGGCTGCGGCTCAGGATGGAACGAGATCTGGTGGTGATAGTTCTCCTGCGCCGATTGATCCATGTCCGGAGGGTTATCGGATGGACACGGCGACGAATGCGTGTGTTCCTAGTGATGACGTTACGGATCCGGAGCCAGACCCTGTGACTCCGTTTCCGGGTATTACGCCACCGATTTCGACGGTTCCTACGGTTGTTGGGAGTCCGAATTATACTCAGATAGATTCTCCGTTTACGTTGCCTCCATTGACTCCGGGCGGAGCTCCGGGGATTTTGCCGATGCCTGATTTTGGTGTAGCTGCGGCGGATCGGGGTTTTATGCCCACAACGTATGGCGGGATGCCTACGGATGTAGATCCGTTTAGGTAATGAATTTACAGGCATTACCTGAAGAAGCGTTAAAGGAGATTTTAGCCTTAACTGAGGCTAAGAAGACCTTAGATTTGAGGGAAAAGGCGCATGATCAGTTCATGCCTTTTGCTCATCATGTGTATGAGAACTTCATTGAGGGTCGTCATCACCGGGTTATTGCGGAAAAGTTGGAGCAGGTAGCGAGGGGCGAGTTAAAGCGGTTAATTATTAATATGCCGCCTCGTCATTCGAAGTCTGAGTTTGCCAGTTATTTGATGCCTGCGTGGTTTTTGGGGCGGAATCCGAA